CTTTGTTCCAGTGGAGGGTATCCAACGTGATCCTATGGACCCCCACTTCAAATCTGGAGGCGGCAAGGAGAACCTTTGCACCGTCGTCCATACAACCAGATTTGTGGCGCAAGCCCCTGATTGCTATTCAGTGATTGTCACAGGTAATCAGACAACAGATTCAGTTGAGGAGCTAACATGGGTCAGGAGATTAGGCAGCCAAGTCGTTCATCAGGTTGTTACTAATGGTCCCATGATAGATTGCTTAAAACGGTGGGTCGCTGCGGCAGGCCCCATGAAGGTTCCCGGGAAATATTTCATTGACCCTCGCGTAATTGCAGAGGTCAAGAAATTGCTTCCTTGGAAGCCCTCATTTGTCCGTGATATGGTGGGACGAATGCCAGATTTTGACTGGCTCGTTCTTAACCTAAAGAGTAGCGCCGGGTTTCCTTGGGACCAACCGAAACGGGAACCAAAGGTGCTGACTTCTGCTTACGAGACAGCAGCAGCGATCATAAATGCGATTCGCGACGGGACGGTCGCGAAGTTGATCACCGAGCATCCTCAATGGCTACTCGTGAAGGTGATGAACAAACTTGACCGGTATGATATGAGAGATATTCAGGAGAAGAAGGAGAAAGGAACCGTGCGCCAATACTTTGTGTATGGCTTTCATTGGGTTATCCTGTTTTCCGCTATCTCCCAAAACATCTCACAAGCTATGGTCGGGTTTTGGGAGGACGAGAGTTCGTTCTCAGCTCACGGGTTTTCTTGGCAGAACGGTGGCCCCCAAAGAATAGTAGACTGGATATTGTCTGCTGTTAGACGGGGTCCTGGTTTGTACGGGATCGCCTACTCCGATGACCAGCTGTGGGTCGTCGTGTGTGCAGATGGATCAGTGTGGATCCTGTGCTTGGATATTATCCGAATGGATCTGAACTTAGTTCAGAACGTTGGGAGATTACATGCCGAGTATGGGAAAGAGGTACTGAGCGGGAAGATTGATGCGACTTGGGAAGGGGTTCTCAGGTTGCAAGCTAAGATGGCCTTCTCCTGCCCGGTTATAGTGGAATACGGATTGATATTTGAGTCTAAGAACCACCTTCATAGCGGTGTTCCAGGTACTCCAGAGTTCGACCAAGTCGCATCTGCGGCGGGGTTTGTTCTCATGAAGGAGCACATCGGCATTCCGGCCGATAAGGCCGCGTTGGAGGTGGGATTGAAGAAAGGGTTAGACGCGTGGGAGAAGCGCCTAGGGTTTAAGGTGAAGCCGTACGAATTGTTCGACGCTAAGCCTTTGCTCGACGCGCAATCCAAAGGTGAGGCCGATTATAAGACTCCCTGGGTTTTCCTGGGGAAACATCTGTACTATTCGGTCCAAGCCCGAGGGTGGCTCCCGTGCAGTGACCCCGTTCGTGGTTTGGGAGCGATTCTGGCTCCGAAATCTCGGCAAGTTGGATTCGCTGGGCAGCGTGGGCAGATGCAGCGTGTGCGGCAGATTATGGCGGCGGGCATGTTTGCTTGGCCCATCGTCTACCGCGGCGCTGGGAACTGGTATAATGCCATGAGGAAAATCGGGGTAAAACCCGCTGATCCTTTTGAGCCTGAAGACCAGAACCTTATCGACCCCGCTGTAGATTTAGAGCTGGCGATGAAGTTTACCGATGATGAATACCCGTCGTGGGTAGAGATGGCCAATCTTTATTTGCCTGAAAGCAAGAAGATTGATAACAGGACAGCTGTGCCGACGTTGTCAGGAAACCGAGCAGAGGCTGGAGTGACTACAGCTTCCCAGCTCGTATCATCACTCTTTGCAGGGGATGATGAGCTTGTGCCGGAGAATTGGGCTGATGCAGCTCAAGACCCCCCGCGAGCTGTTTCCGGAGACGCGGGTGCTACAAATGTCGCATCTCTTCCTACAACCTCTCTTGCAAGGACAGGGCGCGCAAGGCCCAAGACGGCACAAGAGCAGGCGGACTACGATAGACAGCGCCGTGTTAGAATAGAG